GGTGAAGGTGAAGATGAAGATGAAGATGGTGAAGAAGATGGTGAAGAAGATGCTGGAGAAGAAGATGCAGGAGAAGAAGATGATGGAGAAGAAGATGGTAAAGAAGATGGTGAAGAAGATGGTGAAGAAGATGGTGAAGAAGATGGTGAAGAAGATTGTGAAGAAGATGATGGAGAAGAAGATGCTGGAGATGAAGATGAAGATGAAGATGGTGAAGATGAAGATGAAGATGAAGATGAAGATGGTGAAGATGATGGCGAAGAAGATGATGATAAAGAGGATGATGATGAAGAGAAACATTGTGAGGAAGAAGATAAAAAATGTGAGGATAATATGGAAGGCAATGAATACGATTATAAGATTAATGAAAAAAATGAAAAAGAAAAAATAGAAAAAATGGATGGTTTTAAAAATAAAATAATAGAAGATAACGAACATGAAAACGGTGATAATATTAATCATACTTATTTATTGCCGAAGAAAATAGAAGACATTAAATATAATTCAGATGTTAAAGAAATAAGAATAAATAATGTTAAAAAAAGTTTTTTCTAAAAAAATATTATTAACGTATATATATATTAATATTTTTGATTTTTCCTAACTTTAATAAGTTTAGAATTTTTTTTCTTTACGAATACACCAGGGTCATATTCTTCATTATCTTCTTCTTCTTCATTTTCAATACCCATTAATTCTCTTTGATCTTGTAATGCCTGCATTTCCCATAAATCGCGGGAACACATCTTAAAATTACTATCATTCGCTTTATACCAAAACACTATATCATTTATATTATTTGATTGTACTTTATTATCTATTACCAAACATTCATAATTTTCTGTACATTGATTCATTACCTGATTAAATACGTCAAATGTCGGAAACATTCCAGCATAATGATTATATATTTTCTCTCTTTCTTTAACAATATTATTTCTAAAAATAAATACATAATCTATATTAGATCTCAAATCTGGTGGTAATCCTAATCCGTGTTGCATAGTAATTAATAAAAAAATCTTATAATGCCTACCATTCATAAATATGCATCTTATATTTTTATCTGACATTATGCTTTTATTGTACATACAATCGTCTAAAATAAGAAAAGAACGTGGATCAATCGTAGAAGTTCCATGTTTAGCCAATTCTTTTTTTTTACTATTTGTTATGTTTATTTGCCTATTTAAATATTTGCTTATAATTTTTTCATCGAGTTCGTCGTATATTAACATTTTTGGTATGAATTTCTCAAAATAACCATTAGCTTTTTCTGTAGGTGATACTACAACACCTACAGGTATATCCCTATTAAAACTTAATATATCTTTCATACAATAGCTTTTACCTGTATTCCGTTTTCCTATGAAAACAACAACAGAATCATTTTTAATTTTAGAAGGATCAAATTTTTTTAATTCCAATTTCATTTTAACTTAATTTACTTCGTTAATTAATACTAACAAAAATATAATAATTATATCACGCATATATAAAAATATGTTAATTATATTTAATAAATAATGATACATTATTGGATTAATATTGATAATAGCGTTATGAGAAGAAATTTTATAGATACGCAAATGAATATACTTGGAATAGATAATAAAAGGGTTAATGCTATTAAACCAAGTGATTTTGATAATGTTTTAGCACATAAAAGACCATTAACATGTAAATATCCAGGATGTAATAATTGTGAATATGAATTTGCTTGTATATCTAGTCATATAAAAGCTATGAGAGAAGCATTGCAAAATTCAAATGACGATTATTTTGTTATTATGGAGGATGATATAATAATACCATATTTAATAGACTATGATAAACTTATTAAAGATGCTCCTGATGATTTTGATATAATACAATTATTAATATTATATGGACCTACGGTTAAATATCTATATGAAAATTTTTTTATTAAAAAAGATATCAAATTTATAAAATGGCAATACCTTTTACCATCGGCCGGTATGTATATTATAACTAGAAAATGTGCTGAAAAATTAATAAATAAATTTTATAAAAATGAAAAATACGATTTTAATGACTGTGAGTATCAAATTGTTGCTGATGTAGCTTTGTATTCTTTAACAAATACTTATGTAACAACATTCCCTTCAGTATATCCCAATATTAAAATGGGATCAGAAATACACCCAGATCATTTAGATGCTCATCAAAACGCAATTAATGATATAATAGATGTAATAAATCATATGAAAAAATATAATATTCCTTATAAATTATAACATTGAATTATTTATTGTTCTATATCATTGAAAAAATATAATACTATTAATTGTTTGCGATGGTCTCTTAATTTATTAGTACAATATAATATATAACTTTCACTACCATCATTACTGCTTATTTTTTTATTTTTAATCCATATTTTAAATAATTCATTGTATAATTCAACTGATTCATTAATTAGAGGATATTTATCTATTTTATTTGTTGCTAACATTTGAGCTTCTTCAGCTAACCCTATTATATGTAAAAAATGCTTTGTTATACAGTCTCTACACCTTTTATTTTTATTTGTCAAATGTTCTTCCAACAATATAGATTGTTTAATTATTTGCTGCATATTATAACGTGGATCACTAACAGGATCCAATGAATCACATGTTGTAGTACATTTATTTTTTACATTTTTATTATAATATACAGTATCCTCTAATTTATTTTTATTATAATTTATATTTAGCATCATAGGATTACCTCCATAATCACTATCCTTATAGCATGTCATAAACCATAATATAATACCTGTATTTACGGCAATAGCAACAATAATTATAATTGTTTCAAATGAATTTGCCATATATTATGAACTTATCTATTATATTAAAATATAAGAATTATATTTTTAAAATATAATTATTTTAATTATTATTATTAAGTAGAAAAAAATGTTTATTGAACATTTTGATAAATGTTCAGATTTAAAAAATTTTACAGATAAATATATAGATGATAATTATATTACAGAAGATAAAAAAGATAAATTTACTAAATGTTCTTCATTTACAAAATTAATAGACACCATTGACTATAATAGATATACAGAAAAATCAAACAGTTCTATAAATACTTACATCCCTATAAATACAGATGCTAATGGAGGGGGGAATGGTGGTTTAGTAAACACTAATAACAATTTATTTAATTTAAATATAGATTTTCTAAATATTATGAATGATAGTAATGTAAATAATTCTAATATTTATAATGTGTTCAAATATCAAATATACATATATATATTGATTACTATTATAATTAATATATATTTGTCATTATTTATAATCCCTATTATATTTTCTGGTGGTATATTAATAACATTATTTATAATTTTACTTTCTATAATTATTTTAAGTCTAATATTAAAATTATTCAGTTAGAATATTTATTTTTATTAAATCTATATTTTTTTAATTATTAAATATATGTATATAATTAAAGTATATAAAAATCCACCCCATAAAGTATCTATAATTGCTACATTTGCTGGATAGTTTTCAAAGAGAGAAAAGCAAGTAAAATTATATATTCCGTATATACTTAATCCTACACATCCACCTGACATAATCGCAGTATATAATAAATTATTTTTTTTTAATCCATCAGCCAAAGGTATTGCTACAAAATATAATGAAAATAATACGAAAATATATGCAATGAAAACCCCTATTATATTTATTTTAGGTATTTTATTTTGTATATTTTTTACTACATCAAGATACATCTTTGAATTTATATATATCCATATACTATCTATTAAAATCATTAATATAGCTAAAATTACATATATAGTATATATATTCATTATTATCTATGATATATATATAAAAATAAAATTTATCATTGAGTTCTCTTTTGTTCATTCCATTTATCAGCAACTAGTTTCATTAAATCTTTATATTCTGTATTTGGATTATCCTGTCTTAATTTAGTAATTTCTTCCTTCATAAAGATATTATATGCAGATGGTTCTCTTTTAACAACTGATGATTTTTTAACAGGTTTTTTGTAAATATTTGATAATATTTTTTTAATATCATCAAACGTATATTCTGTATTTTCATCAATATTTGATTTAATTTTATTTAAAATTTCAACACCTTTCATTTTTTTAGATTTCTTTACATCTTTATGAATATTAGAAATATCATTTTCATCATTGGTGTTAGTTTTAATATCCATAGTTTAATTACTCTTTTTTATTATTAATATATAGTAGTAAAGTTTTATATATATTTATTATAATGAATTCGACAAAAATAAAAATATTCATAAAAAACAAAAATAGAATTATATACAAAAATTGTAATAAATATTATTACAGACATAATAACAAATATATTAATATTAGTAAAAAATATATATTTAACACAAAATACTATGGCGGAGTTGGTAATGATAATACTCCTGAAAATAATATTGATGATATAAAAAATAAAATTAAAGAAGAAAAAAAAAAAATTTCTAAATTAGAAACAATACAGTTAAAAATAGATTTTTATAAAAAAATAATTAAATATAATATCATTAACAATATTAAAAACTTATTTATATTTATAGAAAAGTATAGAGTTTTGTTAATAAAACTAATAGATAATAAATTTGGTGACAAAGAGAATAATGAAGAGTTATTAAAAAGTATTAAATCTACTATTAAAATAATATTTTTTGACAAAATATTATTAAACTATTTGGTTAATATTCTACCATTTTATATTAATAATAATGATGAAAATATAAAAAAATTAATAAACATTTTATCTTTTGATGAAAAAAGTGAAAATTTAAATAAAATAATGGATATAATAAATAATAAAATTACTGAATTAACAAAAAAATACGAAACATATATTACAAATATTGATAATAAAAATAAGGAATATGAAGAAAAAATTAACAATGAAGATGATATTTATAATAAGTTTAATGAAAGTTTTCTTAATAAAATATTAGAAAAATTATCATCTGAATATGATAATACTAAAAAAAATATTTTAGATAAAAAGAAAGATGTATTAAACGTAAAAGAGCAATGGAATATTCTTAGCGAAATAGCTATAAAAGAAATTGAAAATAAATATATTGTAAATGAAGAATATAATGAAGATATTAAAAAATATAAAACTAATTTTATAAAATTCATTGATGGCATATTAAAAATAGGTGAGCCATTAAATGTTTATAATTTAGAAGAAGATGAAAAATATCAATCGTTTAAAAAAGAAACTAATATAAACATTCATATAGATGATAAGGTAAATCAAGGAACCCATAAGAATATATTAATAAATATTATAAATTTAATGTCTATATTGTTGAAAAGCATGATATTTAAAATAAAAAATAAGTACCATGAATATTTCAATAAATTAAATAAATTATATGATGATGGTATTTTAAAATAAAGAGGATAAAAAGGAGTACATAATTATAAAAAGATAAAGAATTTAAAAATATTTAATAAACTTAGATAAAATAAAGATTATGTACTCTTTTATAACTTCATAAGAAAAGGAGTACATAATTAAAAAAAGTATAATATTTAAAAGTTTTTAAGATATTGAAAGAAAATAAAGATTATGTACTCATTTTTAACTTCATAAGAAAAGGAGTACATAATTATAAAAAGATAAAGAATTTAAAAATATTTAATAAAATTAGATAAAATAAAGATTATGTACTCTTTTATAACTTCATAAGAAAAGGAGTACATAATTGATAATTATAAAGATAAATTAAAGTTTTTAAGATATTGAAAGATTTTAAAGATTATGTACTCATATGTTAACATCCATATAATATAAAAAAATGATATAATGGTAAAATAATAATTCAACATAAAGTAGGAGAGTAATAAA